CCTCGTTTTTCCATTCTTCAAGTGTGTCACATCTAACAAATTCATATTGAGTGTCTAAATCACCCATATCAAGCCAACCGCAATATTGCTGCTTACAATTTGCCGTCCGCATCATTAATTTTATGTAATCAGTCATTTACATCTTCATCCTTCCTGTTTTTAATGTATTCTTTGTATAAGGTAATATTCTTCTTAGATTCTTCGATTACTCGAGGAAGATATTCTTTGAATTCATCCATCGTGTCGATGGGATAAGATGTTTGTCCATAATTCCCAAAACATTTACCATAACTAACACCTATATAATTGCGGTTTTTCACCCAATTTACATCGATATCAAATTCACCGATATGAAAAGAGCATTCGATTTTTTCATGCAGATTTTGCCGTATGTAAGGAGTACCGTCATAAGAAGAATTGCGGTCGATATAAAATTTCATTTCTCGATATCGATTGTTTAAGAATTCAAAAAGCCATTCTATGGTAATGTCTTTCCATTCAGGCTCACTTGGAGTAAAAAGATTTAATTGTAGCATTTTCCATTCCTTTCTCCCCTGCAGGGGCGCCGGGTTACCTGACGTGCTGACCATACAGTCTGCCAGTATTTATATCCCGCTCCCGGCAGCGGTTTGTTACTCCCCTAATCTGCTACGCTTCTTAGTTCCTGTTCAAGCGGGTCAAATTCCTGTGCCTTTTTAAATTCCCAGTAACCGACAGGAAGAACGCAATTATCATGACGCTCTTTAAGTACACATCCTACAGTTGTCGGCTCGTTGACTTTTGCATAAAGTACCCCGTCACGTTCGTAAAATTCAATGTCTTTGTCTTTTACTAGTACCTGATGATGATTCCCTGTAACCTCAGATTCTGCTATTCGGACATAACCATTTTTAGGTTTTACTACTTTTAAACCTTCAGGTAATTTGTCAATTTGTCTGATTACACATTCTCCATGGAAAAGCATTTTTTTCATTTGTTAATTTCCCTTTCTGCCCTTTAGGCTATTGCTGTAATTTCTAATGTTTCCGGATTTACGCCGTTCAAACGGACTTGTAACCCTTCAAGTATTGTTTTTGGTTGTTGACCAGAATTCGGATTATAACAGCACTCTAAATGATAAATCCCCGGCACTGTTTGATTTTTCATATACAAGTACGGCAGGTAATTGTATGTTTGAAAAATGGGGGACATATCAATTAGTTTGTATTCTGATTTCTTGTACCAATCAAAATTATTTGTGCCTTCGTGGTTTTCCCAGGTGTCGATAAGTTTACCCATTGACACCATACGCTCAATGCCGTATTTTCTGATAAATTCGGCTTTTATATCCGCGTTTTGTTCTTTTTTGAAAAATTCAATATCCAAACTACTTGAAGGAGTTTCTGCGAGATATTGAGGAACTCTAACACCATTTAAAGCCCAAACACTAAAGCCGTCTGCATATTTGACTGCGGGTTTCCCATCAGCATGCAATTTCGTTCCTAATTGACTTATATCAGTAGGTTTTTGCGAAATTACACAGACATTATCAAGCGGGAATATTTGACCGAATTGTACAGTAGAACACCACCAATCATAATGTTTTTGAACCTTATCATAATTTATATTTAAGACATCGTTAAAATAATCATAGAAAGCCCAGATATTGGCATCAAAACTTCCTTCAAAAAATGGTGAAATATAACTAAGGAATTTTGAAGCCCTCACGGAATCCCCAACGGAAGCCCTCACGGAATCACTCACGGAAGCCTCCACGGAAGCCCACACGGAAGCCCTCACGGAAGCCCACACGGAAGCCCTCACGGAATCCCTCACGGAATCACTCACGGAATCCCCAACGGAAGCCCACACGGAATCCCCAACGAAAGCCCACACGGAATCCCCAACGGAATCCCTCACGGAATCACTCACGGAAGCCTCCACGGAAGCCCACACGGAATCACTCACGGAATCCTCCACGGAAGCCTCCACGGAAGCCCAAACGGAAGCCCACACGGAATCCCTCACGGAAGCCTCCACGGAAGCCTCCACGGAAGCCGGTATGTTTTTAACCGGTAATTTATACCCTTTTTCAGCAAATGCAAATAAATTTACAATAATCCAGGCTGATAATGGGCTTTGTGCCACAATTACAGGAACTTTTGTTTTTTTTCTTATATTTTCATAAAAATAATCAGCCCATTGTTGGGCATCTTCTTGGGTAAACCTGTCTGTAGATAACCCCAGTTTAATCCATTTATCGCGATATACCTGCAATAATTCTTCTTGTTCCTTTGTCAATTTTTCTATTTTTTTCATTATTATTTCCTTTCTTAGTAGGTTATGCTCTAGCGTATAATACCCTGTATGGTGTGTTTTCAGGAAAGACCTGTGAACCTACAAGTGTAACTTCAACATTGTGTATCTTTCCCTTATCATCTTTCCATTCTGTCGTTTGGGGGTATTCCCGTATTTCTTTAACTTCCCATTCTCCATTAAATTTTTGGCGGATATCACTCAAGGTTAATCCTTCATTGCAACTTGTATAATCTGTGTATCGTCCGTTCATATAGTAAACTCTGACTTTTTTACCGGTGTTTACAAATTGCTTTGAATCTGTTTTTAGGCAATCTTTAAAACGAGCCAGAAAGAACCCCGGCATTGGAAGGAATCTGGTTTCTGCATCCTCAAGTACTTTGATGTAAAGTTTATTCCAATCAATATTCCTGCCTTTACTTAAGGTAATATCATAGGATCTGTAAAGTGATTTATTCTCGTCTTTCACTCTAAAAAACTCAAAAACAGCATTGAGAAATTCTCTGCGGTTATCCATATCCCCTCTCCTTCATGTCTTTGTACCATTTCCCTACAATTTCTCCGACATCTGCTTTATTTGTCTGTTTATGTGGGAATTTATCGGGGTTATCCAGCCGATATTTGCGGTATTTTTGAATCCTAACAAAGTGTCTGTTAGGGTAATCGCTCCTAAACGAATGCTCTGTACCCTGTTCAATGTTCTCAGATAAGTCGTCAACCAACTCATCAAGCAGTTTCTGACTGGCACAAATACCAAGCAATTTGTTGTATTGCTCAACGCTCATACAAACATTGTGATACTTGCCATAAATTTTCATTTCTTCCGGTAAAGAAGAAAGAACCAAAGAAGAAATATCTTTTTCTTTTTCTTTTTCTTTTTCTTTTTCTTCAAGGGTATCCATACCCTTTGGATACCCTTTCAATACCCTTTCAAATAAATTGTATTTTTTCAATTTTTCAATAACAGGCTTGTGAGGTTTGCAAGATTCTGATAATGTTCCATATTGAAATTTTATAAAATCGTTTACAAAAATATAGCCATTTTCTAAAATAGTAAATTGTTCTTTCTTCGCGTTTATATTGTGGATATCATCAACTGATACTCTTTCCCCAATAATAAAGGTCGCTAGTTTGAAATTAGCATTCCAAACTCCGGCACAATCACAATTTTCAAAGATATATTTTAATATGATTTTTTCTTTTAAACTTAAATCTTGAAACCACTCTTTTTGCCATAATTCAGTATCGACAAACCTTTTAGCCATTTAATAATACCTCGTTTTATTTTTGTATGTATTCATATCAAAAAGAAACCCGTTAAAAGGGATCTTCATCATCTATATCCTCAAAGCCTACAATCGGCTCATCATCCTGAGTTGTTGTAGATGAAGATTTGTATGTATTCAATTCACTATACCAATTCCCGGATTTTCCTTTTTTCAAATCGATGTTTACGTAACCTCTTTCATTGACATATTTTGCAAGAAATTCTGTAAACTTTTCATAGTTAATACCCAGTTTGATAATTTCGCCGTACTGAGTTTGTGCAGACTTAATACTAAGTCCATCAGCAAAGATTTTATCTGACATAAATTTTTCTCCTATTTTTTTATCTTAAATTCAAATTTTTCTGATACTTTTTGAACATAACAAGCATTATACTGTTCAGGGTATTTTTCTTTTAAAAGTTTCTGGTCTAAGGCTGTTCTGGTTACTTCTTTGATTCCGAAACTGTAAACTCCGTAATCCATTTGTTTAACATCCATCTGCCCTAACAATGCGGTTAACTGCATTTCTCGCTTTTCTATTTCTTTTTCGATATTATTTAGTTCAAACTTTAACCGTGCTTTATCGTCTTTCAACGCATCCATTTCCTGAGTTATTTTGTCTAAATTAATTGTTGTTTCCATAAGAATTTCTCCTTTTTATAGATGTTGCTATTTCTGTATAAACCGATTGGAATTTCTTGATATCTATTATTTGATCTTTATATTTGTTAAAGATAATGTTCAAGGATTTTATAGTTTTACAATCTCTAAGTGTTTTATAGACCAAATCTTCATCCACTAAAGATGGAGAAGGAAGAATTTCTTTATTTTTCTCTTTTTCTTTATCCTTATTTATTGTGTCCGCATCTTTTGTATCATCTATTGCAAATAAACCATTTAGAGCATATTTACGTGCATATGAGGAGGTCGCACCTGTTATCTGACTTGCATCCATCCCTTTTTTACTCTCTTCTTCACGAGCATAAGCGTATGCTTGTGCTATAAGTTTACCTTCATTATCATATAGACTTGCAATAGCCTTGATATAATAACGTTCATTTATAGCCATAATTTCATCATTAATAATTAGGCTAACTTCTTCCTGTTTTAATAAAGGTTTAACCCCTTCCAAAATATCTTCACACGTTCGATATTTAAAATTTCCGAATTTATTAAATTGATTTTTTGGTGCTTTTAACTTTGCTTGAATATCAATTAATCTTTTCATTCTTCGCGATTCCTTCTTGTTATTTCTTTCTTTATTTCTTTAATGTATTTACCATCTCTTAACTCGATTGCTTGTTGCAATAGTTTCATGATTTCCGTATCTGTAAAAATTGCCCACTTATTCATTTTTCCATCCTTTCATTGTAAGCCTGATTTTCTTTGAAATCCTGCTTGTTGTTGTAATAATCTTCGTAATTATCATACCCGTGCATATATGCAATATGTTCACGGTCTAACTCTTGTTCGTACCAGTAAAACGGGTCATATCCACACATAGTTTAATCCTTTCTTTTTTATTAAAAAAATGGGGGAGCCGAAAATAAGAATAGCGAGTTTTGATTATCTCACCCAGATATAATCACAAAATATAGGGGTTAATATATTAGGGATATAAAATCTTTTTAAACTCTGTATCAAGCCTATTTTCATTTATCAGCATTGCTACATAGTTATCAGCCTTGGTTGTTATTCTATCTTCCGGCATCTTTGCAAATTCCGGGATATCAACTTGATTCAAATCAGCAGCCATTTGTTCTGTACGCTGTACTGCGTTATCAAACACCCGCATTACTTTGTATGAAGTAAATTCTTTTTCAAGTTCCATCTCTACCTCCATAAATACCTGATAATGTCAATCGCAATGACGGAAAGTACAATAGCGGTCGCTGTAAGTTTCGCAAATGTGTTGACTAAAAACAGTGTGTACCTAAGTTCTAAGTGCTGTTTGTAAGCGTTTGAGATAGTTGTATGTGTATCCATAATGTATTCCTTTCTTTTGAATTTTTAAAAGATGTCGTAATTCTTACACATCAAGAAGTTGAGCATGTAACTTACAATATTGTTCCTTTTGGTTAAACTTACTTAAAATAACTTGAAAATCATACAGTGCATGTAGTATCATGCCCTATATGAATGAAATAGACTTTAGAGATATTTGCGAACAAATATATTATTTAACACCCAGAACACCGGACGAGGGTTCTATTTTATATGCTAAAGTTGGTACATCTCAAGGTATCTTCAATGTATCACAATTTGATTTTTGTCCGATATTAGGTATGTCTAAGCCCTTATTACAACTTCGCATAAATGGTAAATACCGAATATTTGAATTAAATGATATTATTGATATCGGCTGGTTTTGTGTTGGAATTTAAGCAATGAAATACTCCACAAATTGGTCTGCCATTTTCGCTATATTTAATATCGATAAGTCCATTATATGATTTTTCCATTAACTCATTGGACATATTGTTTATATGTTTAGATATAATTGTTGATATTAATTCTATTCTGCTTTTTTCCATAAAATTCTTCCTTTCATTGATTCCTGTTTAAGAAAAAGGGGAGTCCAAAAAGTAAAGTGGTTCCTTGTATGTGTGTTTATTAAAATGTAAAGGAGTGCTCCCCGAAAAGTTCTTATCTTGGAACTGTACAAATAACTTGCCAGTTCCAAGTAAAAATTTTTGTTGTCCTCGTCACTTATCTCAACAACTCTCGCCATACAACGTGTATGGATGGTTAATGTCTATCGCCTTGCTTCCTTCGAGAGGAATATAACCGTACGCTTTGGCGTGTGTGGGTCACAACCCTTTACTATGTATGTTTTATATGTATGGTTTGCTCATAAATTTTGTATTTTAAGCAATATTAACTAAGCCTTCAAAAGGTTGCTTTTTAGGCTTGGTTGTGATATTTTACTCTTAGGAGAGATTTTGGGGGCTTAAGTTATTTAAGTTCCCCTTTTTCTCTTAAAAACTCAGTTATCATCTCTCCGAGCAACTGAGTCATAGATTTCCCGAGAGAAGCAGCAGCCACTTTAAATCGCTGATGTAATTCTTTCGGTACTCTGAATAATATTTGTGTCATTGTTTGATGTCCTTTTTGTCTTATCTCGATATCAATATATCACACAAAATGTAGATTGTCAACACCAAAAATGTAAATCTACACAAAATAATGTAGAAAGGATTAAAAAGTGCGTAGTTCAAAAGTTTTTGACGCTTTACAAAACTTAATAAGTTTTAAACCAAGTCAAGCACAAATTGGAAAAATTATAGGTGTAGGTGCGTCTGCTATTGGAAATCGAGTAGCTCGAGATGCTGATTTCTCTGAAGAAGAAATCGAAAAAATTGAAAGTTTTTATGGTATAGTTGGACAGATATCGGGAAACAATAACGACTGTGTAGAACTGGATTATTACCCGGATGTATTCGGCTCTTGCGGCACCGGTGTTTTTGTACCGTCTGAACAAAAAGAAAAGATTAGTTTGTCAAAAGATAGTATTCAAAACTATTCAAGCAATGCCCATTACTCAGTAATAAACGCTATAGGCGACAGCATGACACCATATATACACGATAAAGATAAACTTATAGTACAACATTGGTACGGAGAACAAATCAAGGATAATAGCGTGTATGTGTTCCGGTATCGTGATGAAATATTTGTTAAACGTTTATCAAAAAACATTGACCAAATCGTTATAAAATCCGATAATCCAACATATGACACACGTAAAATACCGGTATCAAAGGATTTTCAAATCATAGGACAAATTGTAGGGCTATTACGTAAAATGTAACATATTGTCCTAATCTATATTGTAATTCAGTAGCAAAGTAATTATAAGTTCAGTCAGGTTAATGTTTGCTGAACGTATTTCGTTTATCTTTTTAATAACCTTTGGACATAAGACTGTAAAATTTAATTTCATCCTCAACTCTCCTTATATTATTATAATTTTTATAATATTTTTACAAAAATTTTAAGTAACACAAAATTACCCACTTGATTTATATAAAATCTTGTGATAACATGTAATTACTATTTATAATAAGTATAAATAATAATAAAAATTATATCAAAAGTCAAGAGGTTTTATAAAAATGTGTACATTTTCTTATGTGTTAAACAAATCAGAATTAACTAAAGCAGAATTTGCAAGAGTTTTGGGCATTCCGCCGTCTGCTGTTAATATAAGAATTAACGGCACAAATGATATTAAAATCTCGGAACTTGTCAAAATAGAAAAACATATAGGTCACAAAATATTTAGACCTGAAGGGGCAATGGAATACGACCAAATAAAAATCCCATACATTGAAATAGATGGGGAAGATAACTCCTATTATGTTCATCCAAACGTGCAACACAGAGTACAATTTGACCGTGAGATAATTGAAAAAATATGGGCACTTAAGCCTGAAAATCTGCGTATAATGACAATGCACGGTAATAATATGAATTCGGGGGAGTATCCGCTGCGTAATAATGATATTCTTGTTGTTGATATTTCAGGACGCGATATAAGCAGACCAGGGATATACGTTTATAAGTCCGCAAAAAGCGGGGTTACTGTCTCAGGCGTCCAGCAAAAACAAAACGGATCCTTGATATTAATAAACCTGGATAAAAAGTATCCAGATGAAGAATACACAGCAGAAGAATTAAAAAATATTGACTTTAAAGTTATCGGGCGTGTATTAAAAAACCTGAGTTTGATAAAATAGGTTATAATTTATAGCCGCTTGATTTGATTTACAAGATTAAATTTGATGTTATAATTATAATGTGAAAAAGTTTTTAATATCATTAATGGTTATTTTATGTGCATTGCCTGCTGTGGCAAGGCGACTATATCCTGAGGCAACATATCAACGAACTTGGTGTAAAAAATATAATGGGGTTATAGAGTATAAGTTGCCTGACAAAGCACGTATTGACTGCTTGACAGAGAATTATGCTGTTGAGTTTGATTTTGCTAATAAGTGGGCTGAATGTATTGGACAGGCTATTTACTATGGCAGACAGACAAAGAAACAACCTGCCTGTGTTCTTATCATGGAGAACGGAGAAAATGATAACAAATATCTTTACCGCCTCCGTCGTGCCGCTTATCGTAAAGGGGTTAATCTAAAAACCTTCACCATGAAACCTAAACATATCTGTAATCCAGATGTCAATCCTAATTGTCCGCACATGCAAAAACAATAAAAAAAAGGGCTGTATAGCCCTCAAATAGGTATATGAGGAGAGTAGTTAATATTCTTCATTTTTAAAATATTTAATACGTTTTTTTGCATTGTGATAAGCACGTTCTGAAGGATCGCCCGGATAGTCTTTGTCGCAAAGGTCATGTTTTGCCATAAAGATTAAGTAATCCAAATCTTTTATCCTTTCGCAGTAGTCGCTATAATGCATATTAACCATATATGCAAGATCAAGAGCGGTATAATCTTTATGGTTAAAATCAATTCCTGCCCTTTGTTTGATTTCTTCAATTGTAAATTTTGCTCCTTTGGTTCCATCAGGTCTTTCCAAAAAAGAAACTGCTTCTTTATACATATCTTTTGATACGATGTGACAGCCGTGTTCATAAATAAAGAGAGCCTCTTCGAATTCTTCAGGCATTTCCTGAGCAAAGGTCATAACCATATCATAGTCGATTGTCGGGTTCTTCTCTTTTAGTTCATTATATTTCTTCATTACTTCGTGCATTTCTTACCTCTTTCTTTTCGTCAGGGTTTTTTGTTAGTTCTTTTATAGGGTCAATTATACTTATTCCTAATTCTTTTTCGATGAGCGGCAGGCAGTTCACACAAATATTTTTCGCTGTTTTTCGACCGGTCTTTGTGTATATGAACCACCCCGCTCCAAGCATTACTAAACTTCTGAACATTTACAATTATCCTCTAAGTTAAATATCTGTAAATGGTTTGTATCAGTGCCGAAAATAGCCTTATAATTTTTCCGGGTTTTTAGATTGCATCCTGTTCTTACATTGTTTCCGATATCATCTCTTAATGGAACAGATGTCAAAACTCCGTTAACATTTACATTTACAAATATAGGTAACCCTGGAGTTGCAGCAGTTGTGATACAGTCAGCAAGTCTGAATTTTATACATTCTCTATCTTGCAGTGTAGGTATTGTTTTAAAATTAAGAATATAATTAACTCCGCCGTTATTTGTTATAGAAGTTATAAGGTAAGTAGGTTTACAAGTCCAATCAATATACATATTTTTATTTTCCTTTCATCTTTATGTAGGGAAAAGGGGGAATTTCTCCCCCTTTTTTTAGATAGTTACACTATTGCAGCCACAATTACGATTAAAGCCGTTAAATCCCAAACCGTTTAAAATAGCGGAATTAGGGCAAGCAACCCCGACTCCTGAAATTTCAGGTTTAGTCAGCATATTGCAGCGAATTGCTGCAAGTTGCTCGTTAACAGGTGCCAACTGGTCTTTAACAAATAATTGATTTCTAAGTTCCATATTTTCACGCTGCAATTGTGCATTTTTGTCACGTTCATTTTGATAACCGTAAAAATCAATTTTTGTGTTGATTGCATTAGTTTGCGCTGCAATCAGTTCTCTTGTTAATGTTGCTTGCTGCTCTACATTATATTGAGTAGTTGCAGTGTTGATAATTTCGCGTTTCTCAGCATCAACAATTGCTTTGTAATTCTGGAATGCTGCATAATCATTCATTCCATAATCGCCGCCTCTTCCGCGGTTGCCCAAACCGCCCCAGAACACAGCAAATAAAATAACAAGGAATATAACAATTCCCCAACCGTTATAAGTAGTAGTGCCTTCCATATTTTTTACCTCATTAGGTTGTCAGGCAGTTAGCCGAGGTTCATCTCTAAAATTGGTCAAGTTCTTTAAACATAGCCGAATAATTCTCAGGGGTCAAAGCACTTGGTGCTTGATTATCTTTTAATGCTTGCAAGTCATTTATTAAGTTGTTTTTATTGATGTTGTATCTATTCATAATACGCTCTGCTATCGGGTTGTTGAAAAGCGGTATCATGTTATCAATAATACTCATATTTATATTATGTTGTTGAAGTATTCTTTGAGCGTCTTCCTTTGTGTAATTCTCCTCCGGATTTATCATCTGTGCTGCTTGGTTTATAGCTTGCAATGCTTTCTGTTTCGCTTGTTGTTGTATCGGTAATAGTTGTACAATTGATTTTATCTGCTGTGCATCCATTTGCAACTCCTTCTAGTTTTTTTGCCATTTCTTGCATTTGAGCCATCATACTATTACACATATCTGTTTGTTTTTGTAATAGTTCTGCTTGCTCTTTGATGATTTCTTCCGGTTTCTTTTCTGGAACGATAACCCCTAATTCTACCAGTTTGTTACGGCATTTCTGGAATGCCTTTTCCATTTCTTGGTATTTAATTAAGGATACCCCAATATGCTCACCGCTAATAAGAAAAATATCGCCATCTGTTGCGTATGCTGTAAACATATTGCTTGTGTTCCAATTGAGGTTTAAATTTCCTTGTTGCATTAAAATTCATCCTCCATACTTTTAGTATATCGGTTTTCAAGAAACAATAATACGTAGTTTATTCAAAAACTACGTATTATTCATCCTCTGCAAAAAATGTATGAATAAACTTATCAGGATTTGTATATTTTAGAGAATTTATTTGCCGTATAATTTCTCGTAGGGTTGTATAGTATTTTGTCGTTTGCATGTTTAATTTTTCGCAAGTATTTTCAACCATATTCTGCTCAATCAGGGCGTAACGTATAAGCCATTTTTCTCTTTCTGTAAAATGGCAGAGTTTAAATAATTCTTTTAACTTTGTCCTGCCCTCTGCACTTTTACCCAGTTTTCTTATACAAAATCTTATTGTCAACATAATTATCACCTTTTACCATTATATGTAACAATTCATCCGGAGTTATCTCAGAGTTTACGTTAATATAAACCATTTGTTTCTGTAGTTCTCTCAGGTGCATTTCTGAACAATGGCAATTCCATTTTGTTTCGCGTTTTGAAAACACGCTCCGGATAGCAGACAGATAAGGATAGCCACGCCCGACTTGAGATAACAGGTTGAGCGAAAACATCCTTGTATCAAGTTCAAAATCCCGCAAAACTATTACAAAATCTTCTTTGGTTGTCCAGAGGTATTTTTCAAGGCTTTGAGTGCTTGCTCTGGGCGGTTTCATATCAAATATGATAAGTTCCCTGTCACGTTCAATTATAGAGCCGGTATGGGCAGGGCAGAATCCTTTTTTATCAGTACATCTCCATCCTTCCGCCCACGCTACGATATTTGCGGTTATGCTATGCCCTCTGGTAAAGATGGCACTGCCTGCAAGTCTTTCCCTGTGCATATCCAGCCATAGCCTGATATCTTCTCTAAGCATATTTTTAAAATATTCTTTATAAAAAACTGTCTGCATAATCTTTTCCTTTATTCGCAAACGGGGGGAGCATTTTAGCATTGTTAAGAGGCTTCTCCCCCGCCATTTGAACTACTCTACATCAGGAGCAGCGGGTACATCTTTTATTTTGCCGTTAATCTGTACGTTTATTGTAAAGAAGGTGAAATGGTTTGAAATACCTTGCCTTTGCTTACCTTCCTGCGGTTGTTTTTGCAGGTTCGCGGTAAAATAAGCCTGATTGTTTTTGATTTCCTGTTTGGGGGTTATTTCTTCTGCTAACACCGGAACCGCTCCCAGTATCAAAATCCCCAGTATAATTGCCAATTTCTCCATTATTCCTCCTCGGTTTCAGTACCGTAAAAATCTTTCAATACCTGTTGTTTACATTCATTAATAAATTCGTCTGTAACCGGAATACCGACATTTTGCGTTGGTAAATCTTTTGTTTTAAAATCCGGAGCAATATAAGTTATTATTGGAACACCTATCTGCAAAAGTGGTAAAATGTCGGATAGAAAATCTTTAATACTTCCATCCTTCATTGTAACCTTGCGTTTTACATACCCTAATGAAGTATGGAAAAACTGTTCTTCAAATAATTTTCTGCGTTCTTCTGCTTTTTGTTGTTTATACTCCTCCGTATCTGCAAATTGAAAATTTTCAATTGGTCTATCAGTTTCTATTATTTCTTCTCCTTGATACTGTGGCATAAACTCAAGAGTATTTTCTAATCTTTGCCTATCTTCATCAAATAATACTATTCTATTATCGTGCTCAATATAAAACATTTTTATCTCCTTAACTTCTACCATTCGCATAAACAAAATACATCTTTATACTGGTGGCAGTTATTCCTGAATAAGCATATATCTTATCACCTTTATTCGCAGGTACATATGCACCTGCTCCCAAGGTAGTTTTTGAACTAGTGGCTTCTGTATATATTTTTTTTGTCACATTTCCTAGGTGCACATTTCCTGTTGTTTTTATGGAACTAAAGAATATACTAAACCAGCCATCTGCCGGTGCTGTATACTGTGAGCCATCAACGAATTTTAATTCAGTATATTTGCTGCTAGGGAATGCGGAGTGGGCAAGAGTCCACGCAGTTGTTGCAATTTCTGTGGCATTAGAGGTTGTTGCAGGGGTTGGAGCATCTGCCTTTGCAATACCATTTTTATCTACTACTAATTGCAAAGGCATACTAGCCCATTTTCCATTAGGTCCAAATGTATTTATTCTTGTTACCATACTCCCTGCTATATCTTTAAAAGTTTCAAATGCTCCTACTAATTGTCCATTTTTATCTCTACAGTAGTAGTTGCCAAAATTTATATTTAAATATTCATCATTTGCCTCATCAGTATAAGCCTTAGTAGAATTTGTTACAACAAATTGTCCACCAGTTGGAGTTTCAATATTTAGTGTTCCAGTCATAGTATCACCGGACTTTTTGACGTAATCTTCTCCTGCCGTTTGAATACGTGCAACTTGCTTATCACCTTCGTCAACGATGTCCTTTACAGCACCTTCAACATCGGTAACAACATCTATCCATGCAGTATCTGATAAAGTATTGCCGACAACATAATAAAGCAATTTTTTACTAGAAGGCGGTTGAACGGTATCGGCGGTACCTGCGATTGTGTGTGTATGGGCTCCATTAGATGATGTTGCCCCTGTCCAATTTTTGGATGCCTGAAAATATAACATGCTATACTCGGAGCCTGAATCAGAACCTGTACCAGCCTTTCTTATTCCTTCAGTTGTCCTATAGAAACAACCTGAAGTTGAGCCTGACCAAGCATCTATTCTAGTTTTTCCTATAATATCCATTGTTCCGCGGGTGTGGGTGTGAGCACCAGTACTATTAGTTGTCAAAGCAGGCAACCCAGCCGGTGTAAACTTGTTAACATCTGTTGGGTTTGTCGTAAGCTGCATAAAGTAGTTGTTACGCGGTAAGAATACCCTTGAATTTGTTTCGTCAACCCCGTAGTAGTCCGCAACTCCGAAAGTATTAAAAAACGCATCGACAATTGATTTATCTGCGATATCGTAGAACTGATGTCCGTTTGCATTTGTCCAGATTGTGATATCGGAACCCCCAAGCGAGACTGTAGCAGGAGTTCCAGCATTTTTTTCATTGATACAAATTTTTACAAACGTAGGATATCCGTAACGCTCACCGGCTATCGCTGTTGAATAAACGTAAGTACCTTGTAATGCATAGCCTAGACTTTCCTCGTAACTTAAAATGTGATCCATTATTACCGGTGAGAATAGAGGTAATGCCATTAAACAACCTAATTCAATTTTTTCTTGTATTTCTAATAATGCAGAGTCTTTGGATGTGTTGATATCTGAAACCGCATCTGTTTGAGCATTTCCGATTTCAGTTAAACTTTCCCCCTTTTGGTTTGTAATTTCGGTTACGCTTTCATTTTTCAATGTTGAAATACTTTCATAAGATGAATCATATAAAGTAGTGATATCATCAATAGCAGCGGATTTTATTTGGTTCAATTCTTCAGTGTATGTAATATAGTGATTATCCATAGAGTCAGAAATATTCTGGGCGTTTTGGGCGCTTATATTAGCGTCATCAGCATTTGATTTTGATTGCAACGCGTAATATTTAGAAGAGAAATCTTCATTAAGGATTTTCCCATCCATATTAATTGCCCAGTTTTTGGCTATATTAGCCCAATAACTGCTGGTATCTTTGGAAACATTAATATTTTCATTTGAGACATTAGCAGAAACTTTAACATTATTACTTTTTTGCGGTATAGAAATAAAAATTTGATTTTCTGACATACTTAAATTCCTTCAACTCTTTTGTATTTAACGTTTATAGTGCCGGTCCATACAGTATTTTCAATTTTCTGACTATCTGAACAAAGTTTTAAACCACAGTAATAAGTTTCTTTTTTAGCGTCTTCGGAAACTGTCATAAGGTCTGTTAAGCCGCCTGTGAGGAATATAGTTACAGATTCCTGCCCTAGTAGTGGGATACTGACCTCACTTCCAATCGGAACTCTTTCACTATTTTGGATAGCAAAATAGGCGACATAATCCTCAATGTCATTAGGAAGATTGTTGAATGCAAGTTCGCCGCTATCACCTTGGAACATTTCAATAGTATTATTATCAAGTAGTGTTAAAGACATAATCTAAACCTCATTTTTCTTTTTAAAAGCAGCCTCCACCATATCAGCAGTAATTGTAATATTCCCCACCGAGATAGGCATAAGTTGCTTAACAACGCCGCAATAGACATTCTGACAGTATGTTAATTGCATTTTGACAGACAGATTACTTTCAAGGTAAGCGTTGATTTGTTCAAGAGTCAACCCCGCCTGCTGTAGGAAGGTAATAAAATCGAGCGCAGTCATTGTTAAATTGTTTATTCGTTCTTGTTCTTCCTCCTCTATTTCCTTATGGTAGTTTGGATTGACTACAGGTTTACCATCTTTTATGATTTCATTTGGAAGTAAAGCATAGATACATGTATCAGTTTCAACAATTTTCAAACCTTGCTCTCTGTCATATTTGATAATAAAATCAATTCTATCATCCTCAGTATATGGTTTTTCTAATGAGTAAGCCATTTTTTCTCCTTCTATAAATTAATAAATCCCATAGCAACCCACCGAACTCGTTTTTGTCCGCGGACACTACTGCCATTTTCAAACGAATATCCCAGATTAAAATTAGTAGTAGTTTGATTAGTAACTCTCCAGGATGAGCCCTTGTCGCCTGCTGTTTGGCAGAATTCAGCAGAACCAGTGACAACATAATTAGTATTCCGATAAGGTACAAGTAGGGTAATAAGATTATCATATTGATAATTTTTAGTAGCGAGAGGACCTAAACCTCCTTGAAAACAGAACCCAAGACTGTCGGTTATTTTAATTTTAATATACCAATTATCGCCATTTTGGTAATATTTTTGAATAACCATAGAGTTAATATTAGCGGTAAGAGAATTTATGCTATTTTGTAGCGTTTGTTGAACTGAATTAAGATTAGACTGCATAGCATTCAATTGACCCTCGACAAAGGTTTGAATTTTAACAGCACTATCCGAGATAAGGGAAAGCAAGTATTGATTATTAGAATTAGTTTCACTCGCTTTAACTTTTTCACCCGGAGCGAAATTGATTAAGAAATTAGCCATTTGAATACCTCTTTTTAAACATCATAGAGGATTTAAAAACGGGCAAATATTGACACCTCCAAATTTTCATGCGATAAATTTACTGTTAGTAAATAAAGGGGTTAAAATATGAAAAAGATTATTTGTTTGTTATGTTGTTTAATATGTATTTCATCATGTTATGCTACTGAAATAGTTAATATAAATTTTAACTTACAAACTGATGAAAACATTGAAAAACAAATGACCCCCATTTTTTCTGTTTTAGAAGAAGCAAAAATGAATAATGATTTAGATAAATATATAGAAGCTTGTGAACGAGGTTATAAATTAAAAAAAACAGGCAACCCTAAAAGTATAAAAATATATAATGATATACTTTCAGCAAGTGCTATAGAATATAATTTACAAGCTTATCAAATAAATAAAGATAAAAAGTATCTAAATCATGCTTATAAATGGTCAAAAATAGCAATAGATGACAGAACAGAACAAGTTTATTCTATTCAAGCAGCTATTATTTTAGCGGGTTTTAAATTAGATTTAGATAGTATGAAAAAAGCTTATAAATTATATAGAACTGTTGATATTGAAGGCGCTGAAAGATATTTAGATGATTATCAAAATACATATAATGCTACAAAAAATTTAATAATTGAAAAAAGTAATAACAGAAAAAACAAATGGCGTAATGCTCTGTATAATGCGGCTCTAGGCATACAAAATTTCGGACAAGCAACACAGCAATTGTATAACAATCAACATTATACTAATTGTTATACAATTGGTAATAATGTATATTGTAATTCCTACTAGAGAGTTCTATGGTGTTAAATATAGACAGCCGACACCGATTGTAGGAGCGGAAGCAGTTCTTTCATATAGAAGTTGACACCCTATTTATTTCATGCCACAATTCTTCAAAAAGGGGTTAAGATGGCATTCAATATTGGTAAATACACACCGAGAAAAAATCGAACATTCCGAATTTTTCGATATATCCTAAAAAAAAGAATACTACCTAAAATAATAAAAGTCATAATATGGTTTTTAAAATTCTTACTTTGGTTAGTTCCTCTTTTTCTTTCTCCATTTTATTATGATAGTTATAATGCTCAATTTTCTTTTAATTGGGTATTAGGGTTATATATTTGGTGGACATTTATACAATATCAAGTAAGAAAGAATTATAAATATTGGCAAGAAATTGGACAAATAAAAGAACACTTTATTTTACACACAAAAGATGAAGTTGAATTTCAAAAACGGTTTTGTAACCAATATAACCCTTTAAATTACATAATAATTTTATTTTTAACTGTTTTTATTCCTGTAAATCATGTACCATTATGGTTGTATATATCTATATTTATTATCATTAACATTTACGATACTTACGACAGAAGATATTTAACCAATGAAATTAAACAAGACTTAATATTAGAAAAATTAACTATTCACTAAAAGTTTTTTTAGATTTATTCAGTTAACTCCCCATTTTCATCAAGTTGAATCAAAGGCATATCTACATCATTGCTTACATAACCTCTAAATGGATATCCTCGATATAGGAGAGGTTTTACTACCGCTCCGCCAATATTCTTCACACCGGCAACAGCAGGTCTTACGACATTATTATATGTCTTATCAAGTAATGGATGATTTTGTGGTACCTCTTCGATAAATCTGTTATAATTTCTGATACCTTTTAGTACCGGACGAACAAGAGTAGATTTTGCAAAATCAGTGATGCCCCCAAAATTTCTTCCAGTTACTATACTATTATTTAGGTCCATTGCAGCATTGATATCATCAACAGTATTCAAAAAAGGCTGTTCTCCATTTGCGGTAAGTATATTTTCTAAATCTTGAATATTACGTCCAGTGTTCCCTTTGGTAACACTAGAATTATAATTTTTTAAAGCGGTTGAAGCCTTATCAATCTTATTACCTGGCTTTAATATCTGTTCAAGACCTTCATTTTTTTCAAATCTTTTCAGTTCGCCAAAGGCTTTGTTGGCGGATTTCAATTCGGGTGATAAATTACTTAGTCTTTGGTTAAATTTACCATAAATTCTTTCTAATATTTGATTTTTAGTTCCTGCATTGACATCATCCCATCGTATTTTTGGCATATTCCCGTGTAAGGTTTCATATAGTTTTGTTGCAGAGATATTGACATTTTTGGGTAAATCGTTTATACTAGTATTAGGAACTGCCTGTCCGACACCGATTGTAGGAGCGGAGGCAGTTCTTTCATATAGAAGATTTCCTAAATTTCTTTGATTCTGTAAAAAATTACCAAAATTATTACGTCCGTATGCGCTTGGTATAAAGTTAATATCACCGCTTGGGTTTAAAATACCTAATATTTGTCTGCCTTCATTATCAACAGCATCTAATGCCCCCACAAATCTACCAGGCTCAGTGTTTGATTTGAAGATATACTCAGGATTGTATAGTAATTCCGGAAGTTGTTTTATTGTTTCATCACTTAAATGATGATTTTTTCCGTGCCTATTAGGCAGTTCGCCCATTTTTTCTAATATACTTTTTGATGTAACTATCGGTTTATTCGGTACACCTTGTTTTTGCCAAACCTCAGGAGTTTCACTCAAAATTCTTGCATAATTTGGGATTTGTCGTCCTTGAAGCATATTATTATACATGTCAATAAAATTATTTTTATCTATTTGAGCTTGTGGAATTTCTGCATTATTTAACACTTCTTGCATGTGTTCATATATATCTCCAGCTTCGTTAAAGGCTTTATTAAAATTTTTATCTCCACTTAAAGAATAACTATTATATATATCATCTAAATCACTTCTAAGAGAATTAATAGGCACCCCTTCTGTCATAGATAATTTTTTAGCAGCATTGCCGACGGCTTCTCCTCTTTTACGCAAAAGGTTTGTATAAGCATTTCTTATACCAAGAGTTGTATCATTTAATAATCCTTTTGCTTGATCCGAATTCAAATCTAAAGCCTTTGAATAAGGTTTAACAGCCTGCATTAATGTATCAGGCTTGACTCCTGCGATACTTGCTCCTGCTTGTAATGGAAGGTATCGCTTCGCATTATTGAGTAAACTTGCAGCGCCACCTATTATAGGCAAACCACCGCCAATAAGCCCTCCTGTGACACCTTCTGATAATGCCTGAGGCATTATATCACCAAATCTTTTATCTCCTAACGCATTTAAACCTCCTGCGACTGACGACTGAATACCACCGGCACCTGCTGTCCCTAAAATTCTAGCCCCCAGTTTTCCGCTAGTTCCCATCCCTCCGGTCGTTAAAGCAGTAACCATATTTGCTGCGGGTATTGCAGGAGATACAAATTGTTTTAATGATGTTTTAAATTGCTCCCCTATAGGCGCTTGTATTCCATATTTCGCTTGTTGCTCCCATTCGGCTTGCCTTCCCCTATAACTCGGGTTAAAATCCTTGTTAAACCACGTTAAAACTGGGTGATTTTCTTCAAACTCTTTACGTTTTGCAAGTTCATATTGAGCATTTTGTTTAAAATAATCGTTAATCTGTTCAGGAGTTCTAACACCTTCAGCGCTAGGTCTAATAGGTTTATCATCTATATTTTGAGCATTGTTATTTGTTCCAGTTTTCGCAAATATCTCATCCAGTTCCACTTCGCTTGGAGGCATATCTCCTTCAATTTCTAAAATTTTGCCGTTCGGCGCTTCTATTTCAAATATAGCCATTATTTCACCCTTACTTTATATTTACCTACAGATTGATATCCATTATCCTCTCTAACAAAATTAGTTATATCCTTGCCTGCTTTTGCATAATTCTTCAAGACGATATCTCTTTGTTTTATTTGTGTATCTTGAAATCTTTTTGCAAGTTGTATGAATTTATCTTGAGTTAAATTGGGATTCATTAAGGCTTTTTCATAATATTTTTGATCTTGGTCTGTTAACCTTCCCCCTTCTTTTGCTTTTGCAACAGTTTTACGCATCAAGTCAATATCTTGACTCATTTGACTAACAATAGGATCAAAACGACCAGTTATAGGATTTCGCTTAATAAAACCGCTCGCTCCAAAATAAGAATTATATTGAGGACTTGAATATGTTTTTATAATTCTATTCATATCTTCAATGGCACTATCCATTTGAGAAATTGTATTTACTTGACTGTCAGATAAAGGATTAGTCTTTGGCTGATTATTGGCTATAATACTAGCGATTCTGTCATTATGTGCTAAATTAGTACTATAATACTTAAAATCTCTATCTGCGGCTCTGTCTGCAGCCTGCTGTTGTATTTGTTCACGTTTTAACTGGTTATTAATTGCATCCTGTTGTTTTGCATACTCCGCTTGCTGTCTTTGCCATTCTCTTTGTGCTTCAAGGTTTGTTTGTTGGGTATCAAAGTACATTTTCCTGTAAGCCGCATTATCACGTAATTGTTGTGCTTGCATCATATTATTATAAGTATCATTATCCAAATATCCACGGTAAGCGTTTATTCTGTCTGCGACGCTATTTAGTTGTTGTTCTTGCCTATTTTTCAAGTATTGAGATTGAGCATCGGAAAGCATTTTATTTTTCGCTTCTTTATCTGTTAAATTCTTATAAGCCTCATCCATCTCCATATTTTGTAAAACCTGTGTTTGTTCTTCTGGGGATAATTCATTAAAACCTTCTTGGTTTCTCAATGTTTGTTGTGCGTAATCTATTAAATCTTGGCGGTAAGCCTTATCTCTCATTCTATTAGCCTGATTTTGCATACCGGTAGAGGTACCGAAAGCCATCATTTGTAAAGGATTTCCACCGGTCAAACCTACAGCCCCGGCAACTAAAAGACTTCTACCCAATGGACTCTCGCCAAAACGAACCAAACTACCCAATCCTTCGCCTAACCTGTAAGCAAATCCTTTGTTTCTACCGTCAATTAGCGTTTTCTGTCCGAAGTTATCAATACTTAAAGGGTTGAACCTATTTTCTTGATAACCACTTGCGAAATCTCTTAATATACCTCCTGAACGTGGATTTTTTGAGATAGTGGCTTGCATATCGCCTACACTGTCGGTAGATTCAGCCTGTTTCCCCAGCAACGCATCACCCAATTTTCTTCCCATTTTTTGTTTAAGACTTAGTTCATTATAAGTAGGCGCGGCACCGCTAGCCATTCTCCCGCTTTTTCTATATCCTGAATTGTCTGCGTATGGGTCTTTTACCAATGGAGCAAAAGAAATATCCTCACTTACAGATTGAGAAGGCTGAGTAGTATCACTTATAGTGACAGGTTCTATAGTTGGCTCTAGTTGTGCCGCACCACCTGCTGGTTTTCCTTTAGTCTTATTAATCAGTAAATCAAATAAATTCATTGTAAAATTCCTTATTGTCTTAAGTAATCATATAAATTTTTAGTCGCACCTGGGGCTTGTCTTTCAATTTCATTCCCAAGAACATTTGAATTAGCGCTATAATTTTCTGTTGGTTTAAACATATTACTTAAACTTTGATTACTCGTGGAATTATTATTTACTTGTGCTTGAGGTTGCTGTAATTGTCCAGGGTTAAAACTTGCCCCACCTCCATATATTTGCCCGGCATTAGCGACACCTGAGGATAACGTATTCAACCCATTACGCAAATTCTGAAAACTATTATTTATTAGTGTTGACCATGGCATTTCAAACCCGCTCATATTCTACTCCTTTATATTTAATTTATTATAATCTACGTGTTTTATTCCGTCTATAGTAATTACTGCATCCGGCATAACCTTTTCTATTTCTTGAGCAATTACGCCATATTGCTTACCTTTAGGTAAATTATATTTTTTGATATAGTCATCTTTGTACTCAAATTCATACCAATTATAACCATTTCTAACGCCAATCTTTTTGACATTTTGCTTTGCTCTAATATCTGAGGTTGCTATACCGGCGGCGCTGCTGGCTAAACTTGAATATAATGCATTATTATAAGCATTTGCTTGATTATTGGCTTGAGATTGCGCCAAATTATAATTACTAACATTATTAGCCTGATTTTGCGCTCCAGTATTAACACCGGTAATATAATTGTATAAACTTCCTAAAACATTTTGGTAATTAGAAAGATTATTATTAAGCCTGTTAGTGTAACTATCATATAGGTTAGCGGTTTGATTGGCGAGAGTATCTGCAAAAGCATTAGTAGCGCTTTGTAAACCACTAGACCGCATAAGTCCTCTATTTGCAATATTATTAAGAACCGAATTGTTATAATTTTGGGACATTTGATTTTGCAGATTATTCGCATAAACCTGATAATTAGCATCATTAGAATAATCACCGCTAGCGAGGCTGTTTAGGGTATTGTTCAACCCTTGCCAAGAGGTAGCCCCTGCTTGAGAGATATAATCAGTTGGATTATAAGTAACCCCTTTTTTGCTAGCGGTAGAACTTCCAAAGAGCCCTCCGGTATCGTATGAGGCTGTGGCGTAGCCTGGTGCTTTATTAGATTTACCCATTATATTTCCTCCTGTAAAGGTTAGATTTCAGTTTCTCAAAACCCGCACGCCGCAATACCAGTTGAGCATGTTTTAGCGGAGTGAGTGAGTACATATCTTGATGAAATGCCTCACATACTGTAACTATAGCATCTATATTATCGGGCATATTTCCTCGGATAGAAGTTCCGGAAAGAGTCAAAACCTTACCTAAATTATCTATTTCTTCCTCCTGAACGGAGATAAACCCGCGTAAAAACCCAAAGATTTCATCATAGAAGCAGAATAAATTAGGATTATTAATTAAGAATGCGAAATCATACTGATGTGGCATAGGTCGTAGTGTATAGAGTTCAAATAATTCCTGAATATTTCTGCAGTGGTCAATAATCATATTATCTTCCTTTAGTTTTATTTTTCATTTTCATATTTTTTAACTCCATGGAAGTAATAAAGAACCCTTGATCTAAATCTTCGGTATAAATTTTAATACCGAGTGTATACCAGGTTTGCGGGGTAGAAATTTCGACAACTTTTTTAGAGTAGTTATTTTCTTCTACATATTTAGCGGTATCGTAGCACATATTCGGAGTAATCACAGCGTTCTCCTCTTCAGGGGCATAAATACCATCTTGAGGGTCAGATATTTTGACTCTTTTCGGAGTTTTCTCTTTGTAGTTTACCGTTAATTGGACCCAAAAATCATTTTTTGAATTTGCATTAAGGGTTAATAAAAGGGGCGTTTTCTGTTTTTTAATGTTAGTAGAAGAGCCAGCATTTATGAAGGTAGTTTTATAGATACTTGGAAAGAACTGTCCTGAGAAATCTCTACCTATATACTCAGCATAAATCTCACCCAATTCAGAACCGGTATAAATTTGATTATCTAAAAGACAAAGAGTAAAAATATTTTGTTCTTGTCTACACATCCATTCCTGCTGCGCATAGTCAAAAATGAGGATACTATCGTTAATCAGGCACCATATTTCATTTTTATTGTTGTAGATACAACTAAACATTTTAAAGGACTTAATATTATTGAAATATGATTGAATTTCTTTGGCAACAGGTCCATTAGGTCTAATTTGTCCGGTAGTATCAGTTGCAGATAGATAATAAATATTTTTCTGATTATTATCGTAGAAAAATAAATACAAATCGTGTTTAACAATACTCTGATACGAATAGCATCCAATACCGGCGGAGGTTTTGATTATAGCGTTAGCAGTATCGTTAGGTGTAGTATTGAGCAGGGTGCAATCTTCCTGAGAAAAAATATATAATCCTCCAGTAAACCCGAAAACGGCTGTAATTTTTTTACTAAAATCTATATACCATGAATCAGCAGCACCTATCGGATTATCATTCCAGACATAGATATCATTTTGATGAGACGCGTGTACACCATAATCGGAAGCAACAACAAGAAATCCATTCCATTCCGTCATAGAAAGCCACTTAATATCACGTTTCAAATAATCTTGAGGTGTAATAGTAGCAATAAAGCCTAAATCAAACTTTACTGGTGAATAATTAGCAATAACAGCACTATAAGCAGAGTCAGAAGTAAAGCAGACGGTTCTAACCTCAACACCATTAGTAAAAACAAAGACATCAAAAGCGGAAGAGGACATAGTCAAACCGTTACAGTTACCTGTTTTAGTTAATCCATCAATTAAAACCTCAACTTCATTAGATAAATTAATAAAAAAGAGCGTCCCTTTTTCGTTATTTTCGCCATAAATAAGTAGATATTCAGTATCGTTTTCCTGCAGGGTTTTAAATAACCCCAGAGTAGAATAACCTTCCGGTAAAGAATAAACTACTTCATTACCATTCATAGATTTAATACCCGTACTGGAACCTATTTCAGTTTGAACGAGTTCAACATTATTAGAAGTAATAGCAGAAATTTCTCCAGCGGCATTAACGCCGTTATACTCTCTAATACCTTTAAAATGTTCAAAAATCATTGGTTCAATAGAATAAGACATATTACCACACCACCTTGTTATTGAATTTAGAAGGTTTTGCAATTCGCAAAAACTCTCGCCAGTGTTCGTTAAATTCATTTATTGTAGGTTGATAATTTTCGTCCTGTTCGTCTTTGTTGTTATACATAATAGCCCTGAGCACAAGGCAATCTGCGAAGTATTCTTGTAATGGTTCCGGCATATTTATATAATCATCCGCATTTTCAAACGAAAACTTAGTTTTCTTTGTCACATAATCCAAAACCGGAGCGAATTGATTATAATTAACGGTATAATTATAGACCGCGTCGGGGATAGGAAATAATCGTATTTTTTGCACAGGATTTTTATATTCAATCCAATAATGAGTAGGTTCACCTGTTTTTTCTTTATCATAACTGGAACTATCACCAACGAAGGACAAAGTATCAAGAGAATTAGAGTTGTAAATCGAAGTAATTTGACCTTCCGGCATTTTATATAACTCAGTATCTTCATCTGTTTCAATATTAGAATTTTTTCCACGGAAGGGGAAATCTTTCTGAATAATAAGATATCTAAGCGCTCTATTTAGAACTCTTTTAGCGATATTTGCTTCATCAGAAGAAAAAATCATGTCATCTATATTAAAGCCACTCCACGGCTCTTCGCCAAGCCTGGTGAGCAAATCCTGAGCAGTAATAATAGTCATTATTCAATTACCTCAATTTTATAAAGATTTTTACCGTAAATATCCTTGCAGATAACTTCTTTTTCGCCTTTTTTCAAATCAGAACGAGCCTGAGCATTTTTTGCTCCGATAAACGTTTCAATCAAATTCCCACGTACGAATATCGGGCTATTTTTAACCTCAAGATTAGTAACCTTATATTGGACATTTTTATTTTCATAGTCGACCATAGACACTACTTCTTGAACAATAGGCACTCCTAGAATTTTATCTTCATCTGATTGTTTTTTTGTTGTAACTTTGCGTTTTATTACCATAAATACACCTTTCTTTATTAAAGATTAAGGGCGGGATTTCCGCCCTTAATCAAAATTACTCGATTGTAAACTTTGCGGAAGTCAGACATTTTGGCTGAACGACCTTAGCACCATATACATATAAACCCCTAACTAAATCAGAGAAGGAGTCTTTATCTCTTAGGCTTTCTGTTTTAGTTATCTGATCAGCGAAAGTAATACCTTCAGAAGTACCTGCGAGGATATCAAAACCTGAATTATCTTCCACAACAGTAGACTGTTTAATATCAAAGCCTGCGAACTGCATAATAGTACCTTTTCTAATAGTCTGGTCGCCGAGATTAGTTGCTTGAATTGCCTTAGGTGAATTTTTCACGATTTCCACGATTTCAGGCGGAAGGATTAGGAACGGATTTTTACCGTCAGCGCCTTTGCCGTCAGAATCAATAGCGTTTGCTCTTGCTAGTAATCTAAACATTTTAGTAAATGTAGAGTAGATATTTGCATCTGTAATTGCAATAGTACCTAATTGGTTTTGTTCAGATACACCAGCAATACCTAAAGCGTGTAAATATGCATCTTTAGTATTTATAATTTGCAATTTAGCCTGTTTGATAAATTTATCAGATAAAGTAACATTGGCTTGAACCTTATCAATATCATCAACTTTCAAAGCCCAATATTTTTTCTGGTCAATAACGAGAGTTTGAGAGTCGCCTGCTAAATCTTTATATACAATATTTTCGTCCGTATCGTAAGTTCCAATTGTAACTTCGCTAATCTGTTGAATGTGAACAGTATCACCTTGGTTTTTGATTTCACCTTCCCAGTTTCTATTTACACAGTCAATCATAACCCCGTAGTTATTAAGTAATCTTGTTAATTCTTTAGACCATAACTCCGGTTTAAAAACATTTGTAGCCATTGCCATAATTTAAAATCTCCTTATTTTGCTTGTAATAACCTAGAAAACCCGTATTTTTCAACCGCTGCCGAATATTCATCCTCAGACATATTCAAGATTTGTTCATACGTCGGGAAGTTTTCAGTTTGAGGTTGATTAACCGAGCCGCTGTCTATTTGTGCACCTTGCTTAGTTGCGTCAATGGCTTTTTGTGCTTGATACTCTTTAATAGCGTCTGCTTTAGCCGTATCTACTATTTGGTTATAGATATTACAAAAGGTTTCCATATCTTCTTTAGAATTTATCGAACCAGTTGCGCAGAAAGCCTTTAATGCTTCGGCTTTTCCCTTGTTCTGCTCCAAATCGCTCAGAAAATCACCGAAAACGGATTTAATATCAGTGGCAAGTTTTTGTATTGATTGGTCTTGCTGCAATTTAGTTTGCTGTTCGACTTGCTCTAGTAATCGATTTTTCTCATTACTTTTGGCAAGAGCAATTTGTTCAATAAAATCACTAGGAAAATATCTTTTAGCCTCATTAAGATAAGCCATAGCCTCTTTTGTATATCCCTGTTTCAATAGGTTAAATCCTTGCTGGAGGAATTGTTGAACCTGTCCAGAAGCCTCAGAGTGTAAAGCGCTTGAATAATTCCAATATTCATTAAACTCTGCCTCATCCAGATAGTCATTAATTTGATGTTGTTCAACGCTATCAAAGCCTTTTTGTTGAGCAAGCAATAAGGCTTTTTGTTGCTGCATAGCAAGTTCATGTTCTTTTTGTTGAAGGAGTTCGTTGTATTTTTTTTCAAACTCACTAGCCTTACTGGAAAACTTTTCTGCTTCTTTGTAGCCTTTTTCCAATTCTTCAACAGTTTTATACTTGCCAGCATAAAGAGTCTCAGTAGTACCTGTTTCAGCCGTATGTTCAGTAGTAGCAGGTTCTTGAGTTGAAGTATCCGGCTCCGAATTATGAGTAGAAGTAATCTCAGAATCAGTAGTTACGGGTTCAACATTAGAAGAAGTATCTGCGGAGATACTGTCAACGGGTGTTGAAATTGAAGTTTCTTGTGCCATATTTGCTCCTATTTTTTGTAGTACTTTTCAACTTCACCGGGAATATTTTTTATTTGCTGAACAAGTTCGCACATCCCTTTAATTTCAGAAGGTTCACGTATAGAACAAGCCTGTCTGGTGATGTAATCTTGAAGATATTCTAATAACAGTGCGCCATCTTGTTGAGCAAGGTAATTTCTTATTCTCGGTAAGTTTTGTTTATCCATAAAACAATAATGACAGGTTACAAATCGGGCATTTTGAGTCGAGAGGGCAGGGGGGAGCGAAAAGCATAAATAATATAAGAGAATAGGGTAACCCCTCGGGGAGTTGTTCCTTAAGACAGGAGCCCTATTCTTCTTTAGAATAACTTCTCTATTAGGTAATTAAACCACCGTTTATAGCCTGCATTTGTACGTTTTCTCTAGCCTGCTGCCTATACATATCCATTTGTACTTGCTGATTAGCCTGCGCTTGCATTTGAGTTTGTTGTTGCTGTTGTTGATATTGTTGCTGCATCTGCTGTAATTGTTGGCTAAACATTTGTACTACTTGTTCTTGCATTTCTGGCGGTAACTGGCTTAATTCTTGAGAGAATTGAGTGGCGGGGGTATCTTCATTCAAGAATTTTTCTGTATTATCGAACCCGGTCATTTCAAGCGCTGTAGTAATAACTTCTCTCCAATTAACCATTTTGAATAATTCCGGATTTTGCGCGACAGCATTAAACAAATCGTAAACTTCCTTAAACTTATTTTTCCTATCAAAGAGAGCATTTCTATCTTCATAAATATATTCATACTCAGCCTGTCTTATGGCGTTCGTAATTTTGTATTCAATATTTTTACCTTTTTCCTGAGCATAAACAAAATCGGTTCCATCTTTAAATATTGCTAATAAATCAGCAACATTTTTAACCATAGGTATAACAATGTCCTGATAAATCGTATCCAAATCTTTACCGGATTGAGCGGAAGCGCCTTTGTCAGCGAGCGACATTTCGGTTGCTGTAACTTTTTTAGAGGTTACATTCCCGTAAGAATTTGCGTTAACACTGGCGATATCGGATATTTTCTGAGTAAGCAGAGTTAACAAATCGCTTATCCCATTAGCGGAAACCTCAACTCTGACGGGCAGAGTACCACCATAACTGTTAGCAATTTTAATATACTTTCCGGGTTCAAGAACAAGATTTCCATCTTTATCGGTATTATTTTCATCCAGTAAATTTTCATTGACCCAGCAAGGCGGATTTGCGGTTAATTTTTGGACATCGAAAGCCACATTAGTTAATATTTCCTCTTCTTTGCACATATCTTTTGAGGCTTTGAGCCGTGTAATTCCGCGTTTAGTAGTCGGATCATAATCCAGAGCGCCTAAGATAAACGGATTAATATACATAGGGTTTTCTTCAAAGCGGATTAGATATTTATCAGCAAGGACTTCAGCAATATAATTTTTATAGAGTTTACCATTAATTTTAAAATCGCCATGGGCGAAGAGGATTGAATATTGCCCGGAGTATTCGGTTTTATCTCTCAAATCTACGATTTCAGTATTTTCGCTAGAGTCTTTGTCTTTTAAAGACCCTAATTCATCAAGTATTTGAAGGGATAGATTATAAATTTTGTTATTTTTTATATTATCAAGTGTTTCAAATCTTTTGTATATTTTCACGCAACTATCCCAGCGTTTTTTGTCGCGGAGTTTGTATTTTGTATGGTCAAATACGAACATAAACGGGGAAATACTTTCAACTCTAGCATTTTCGTAATATGGGATTTCAATATCTTGCATTGGTTCAGAAACGTATCCAGCACCGGTTAAAGAGCGTGTAATATTTTGAAAAATCCAGCCAATACCTTTTTTTTGACGTTTAACGACTTTTGTTTTTTGTTCCCAATCAGTCTTAAAAATAATTTCTCCAATATCAAAGAGGTTATCAATCCCATCATCAAACTGTTTTCCGACATCCATTTTATTAAGCGAATCAATAATAGCGGCTTTTTGGAGTTTAGCCTGATTTTGAGTTTGAGCGTTAGTTCCCCGAACGTCGAACATTTGAGCGGGGTCAGCCCACATCTCACGCCACATTGCAGCCTTAATAGCACGTTTAATATTATACAAACCATTCAACTTAACATCAGATTTCCATTTCAATTCTTTTTCATATTTTTTAGATGACTGATTCAAATAGACTTCTTGCATAATTTCTTTAGCGGTATTAATTTGAGAAATTCTGTCCTCATCCCATTTTTTGAAATCAGCCGCCAGTTTTTTAGCAAAATCATTTTTATCCTCTTGAGATAAATCTGTAGTACTAACCTCAATAATATCCTGTTTAATTTCCATAATTCTTATACCCTTTAATCTGTCATATTTAGAGTATAATCTTTTGCAAAAGCGCCATATTTTTGGCTAAAACTTAATTAATCGGGAAATAATAATCAACGAGGTAGGAGGCGGCATCAAACGGATGCTCAAGAAATTTAAGCGATTTTTCATTTTTTATTTGAGAATAAGTCGGGACATCCACAATATCGGTACCAACCTTGTATTTCAGGTTATAGATATTGAAAAGGAGGCGTTCACACCTTTTATCTATAAAAAGCCTGCGTTTTCCGTTATAATCTTTAACCATAGCATTAAACGCAGCGATACGGTGTTTAATCGGAGGATTAAATGAGCGCAGATGAAACTTTATTTTTTTATCAGGATAATGCTCAGATAAGATATTTTTCATAATAGTGTAATTACTATATTTTGATTGAGTGGAGCGATTATCTCCGGAGGCGTCGCCATTTATGATAATATCGCCCTTGTGAGCGGGGTATTTTTTTAATATTTCGCGTATAGTTGTTTCAGTAGTAGCATTTTCTAAAACAAACTCATCAAAATAGAATACCGAACTGTCTGTCTTATGTGCAAGGATACATGACATCGGGTCAACGTTAAAATCCCAGGTGAGATGGAGAGGTAACTCAGCCTGATAGTGTAAATCTTTAATATTTTCAGACGAAAACCCTTTAACGATAAGTCCTGAGGTATAATCCCCAAACTCTCCGAGTACGTTTATTTTAAAATATTGTTCATCGTAGGCTTCTTTAAGAGAATCGACGAAATCCGGGGAAAGGAAAGTATTTTGCGTAGTTGGAGCGATAATTAACCTGTAATTTTTTGGCTTTTGTTCTACAAAATGCTTATATATCCATCCCTTATTGGGTTCCGGGTTAGTATGACCAAAAAGCCTGTATTGAAACCCTTTACTCTTCCATTCCGGCTTAATAGTCTGTCTTAAACGACCGAGAAGCATCTTAAACGTACTTTCAGGGATATCAGACATTTCTTCGAGTTCAATAAAACCTAAATTGAGAGATTTAAGTTTGTTAGGTTCTTCCATGTGCCTAAATAGAATTTCAGAACCATTATGGAAGAGTAATTTACATTCAGAGGACTTAAATTCATAATGAATGCCTTGCTTAAATCCCGAATTATCTAAGTGTTCAAAATAGGTTTTAAGGGTTGTATCTCGCACAAGAGGATAAGTAAGAGCGCCTACAAGTCCGGTAATACCGGGGTATTTAAGAGCAAGAAGAATTCCTAAAAGAGACCCGCAGAAGGTTTTTCCAGAGCCATACCCGCCTTGATATAGGGCAATATCTCTGGGATACTTGTGAGGAATAAACATAAATTCCTTTTGTGCTGGAAGTATTTTATAATCCATAATTAGATTCCTTTTATGTTAATCTCAGGCATCTGAACATCATCGGCATTAAATTCAATTGCTTTGCGCTGCGGGTATAAATATTTAAGAAACTCTGTACAAATTTTCAATTTAATATTTTCATCATCTGTTTGGATAAACAAATCTTTTAACGCCTGTATTGGGTCAAAAGCACCTAAAGCAGCCACAAATTCTAAAGTCTTTTTATTGGGCGTCCCTTTCTTTCTACCTCCTCTACGTTCCCCTTTCGTTGATCCGCCTCGGGTTTTCTTTTCGCTACTTTTTGTTACTTTAGCCATAACCCTATTATACTCCTTTTACCAAGCGGCTTAGCGCCTGTTTAACACTATATCCTTGCCTTAAAAATCTAAGTAACTTAATATGTATTTTTATTCGTTTTTTAATAGATAACATTTCAGTACCCGGGATTTCAGCCTGCAAATCTTCAAGCCACACGGTCAATCCGTTCAATTGAAGTTTTTCAGCACGGTCAAACAGATTAGGATTACAATAGCCATAAATAATGGAATAAATCTGGTGTAAAGCACGTATTCTAAAAATATGAGGCTCGTCACCGTCATATTGTAATTCATCTGTAATAGGGTTAATATGACAAAAAGTATAAGATTTAGACCATTCTGGTTCTTTAGAACGAATTCTTTTTTTAAGTTTGTATTTTTTCAGTTGCTCATCATTAAGTTGCAACTGACTCTTTAACTTTTCATCCGGGATAATATAATCAGCGGAGTTGAGAAAAGTTTTTTGTAATGTTGTAACTTGTTGAGTACCCATATATGCCTCCTATATGTATTTATGAGCAAACCATACATATAAAAAGAGCATAAATTTTATATGAGTAGTATAAATGATATTTAAAAAAAATGCAATATTACCCGATTAAAAAACAGTTATTATAAAGAAAACGGAGGTTAATATGGAAAAAGTCTATATTTTAATATTTTTTGCATTTGTAATATTGTTGTTAATTAGTTTAATTCCTGATTTTTATATAATATATAGATTGCACAAAAAGCATGAGAAAATGGATGCCTTAGCACAAGAAATACATACTGCGAAAGAGAAAAGTGTAGAAAACAATCAAGAGATTTTGGGACTACAAAAAATAATTGAATATATAAGCGGGGATAAATAAGCATGGATAATTTAGCGATTTATGCACCTTGCGCGTTATATATAATAACAACACTTATACAATTAAAGATATTTGCGCGCACGGATGAACTAGCCACGCTTAAGGCAGAGTTGATAGGGTATATGGCAGAACATTTTGTAAAACAAGAAACATATCAGGACAACCACAAAGCCTTACAAGACCAGATGTTACAGATACATCAGGATGTTTCGGACGTAAAAAACTTACTAATAGGGATTATAAACCAGAATAATCAAAGGAATTAAAGAAATGAAACGAATAATAATTCACTGGACTGCTGGAGTAAATCAGCCAAACACACACGAATATGAATGTTATCACTACCTTATTAACGGTGATGGACTGGTTATTAACGGTAAATATACCCCTGAAGATAATGAAAACTGTTATGACGGTAAGTACGCAGCACATACAGGCGGAGGTAATACTGGAAGTATCGGGATCGCAATGTGTGGTATGGCAGGCTATAAATCACCAAAAGATTGCGGCAACTTTCCGCTTACAAAGAAACAATGTGAACGGTGTTTCAAACTTATTGCAGAACTTGCAAAAAAGTATAATATGTGTATCACACAAGATACAGTGATGACTCATTACGAATTTGGGAAAACTCACCCAAAGACGACAAGTGCCGGTAAAATCGATATTACATACTTACCGCCATATAGTTGGGTAGGCAAAGATGAAATCGGTGATTTTATCCGAAATAAAGCAATGGTATCTAACTATGATTTAATACCCTCAAATTATAATTAATCCTTTCTAAGACATTCATTTTAAGCCTTGCGGAACACTCCGCAGGGCTTTTTTTATTGCCTGCTGAGTATAGTTTTCTTCATTTCAAACCAAACTTGCGGAATTTTCTCAGCCCTGTTTGCTCGAGCAAATTCTAAGTTTTTAGCATTTTCTTTTGTGAAATTTTCCATTGCCCGAGCATTTGCCATTGACTGTTTAGTATCTTTTATGATTTTTTCAGCCCCACCGTTATGTATTATTTTGTTGATATATGCTTGAATGTTATCCGCTTTCATTTTTATCGCATAAGTTTTAAGAATTTTATAATCCTCAACACTTGTTAGTTTATTTATTCTACTTATTTGTTGTTTATCATGTTGTGACATTTTGTCACGCTTTGAAGTGAAATTTTTGCATAAATCTTCTGACATTTTTTCAGATTCAAAATTTTTTTCATCTTGAGGGCATTCTCCGGTCAATTTTGACGTGAAAACATATCTGTTTGAGTATTTACACTCAACAATTATTAACCCCTTCTTAACGAGTTCCTGAATGGCTCTAATGACAGAACGCTCTGATGCACTTATCATTTTTGCAATGGTTTTTTGTTTCGGATACACATATTTATTTTTTGCATTATAACAAGTTGTTAAATACATCAAAACATTTAAAGTAACTCCTTTAATCTCATATTGTGACGATATGTTAAGAGCCTTTTTTGTTAATTCAAATCCTGTTATCGCATGCCCTGCATGCTTTTTGACTGTTTGCTGCATAAAATACTCCCCCTAATCTTAAATTTTTACATTACAACTATTGCCCTTAGGGGTTCATTCTGCTATAATAAACTTGCTTAGGATTTATTAAGGCTTTTGGAACTCCCAAAGGTCTTTTTTAATATTTAGTTTTTTTAAGCATGCTCATAACATGCTCTTTACTCATGATATATGTTGTGATAGTTTATTGTCAAGACGTTATTAACCGTTATAAAAGTAGTTATTGAAGGTAATTAAGGGTAGATAAAGGGGTAAATATATGGAAAAGAAATTAAAGATTAGTGACTTTGCGGCACTTGTAGGTACATCTCAAAAAACTGTGTATAGTAGATTAAGTAATCCGGATAATTTACCCGTAAATGAACAGTTAAAATCGGTAAGTGAAAAAGTAAGAGGGCGTGAAACTACCTTTATTGTTACATCTGACGAACAAATACAACTTTATCAGAAAATATTTAATTACTTACCGGTAAGTGAAGGTAATTATGAAGATAATTTAACATATAATAACTCTTCACCGACTGTCAATGACTTTCACATACCTTCAAAATCCTTTAATAATAACGAAATTACTGTAAATGTATTGAATCAGATTATCAACGTAAATAACGACTTAAATGAACGTTATGAACAGAAAATTAACGACTACGTCAAAGTTAAAGATGAGTTAGCCGAATTGAAAAGCACTCAAAAACTATTAGAAGATAAAGCGGGGCGTGAAGGCTATTATATCAAAGAAATTAACGAGTTAGAGAAGGGTAATAACGAGTTAAAAACGGTCAATATAGAACTTAAAAAAGATAATGAAGTATTATTAACCGATAATAACAAGTTAATGAAAAATAATAAATGGTTATTGACTGGGTTAATTACTTTCTTTATAATCTCCGTACTAAGTGTGGGAATAATTACTGGTATAGTTTGTTATTACCGTGCATTGCAAGATTCACAACCTATTAATAACCTTCAAGAACAGGTTATAAACGACAAAAAACCTGCCGAAGTACAAGAGGTTGTTACACCCCCTGCACCTCAGCAGGTCAAAAAAGTAGTACAAAATAAAAGGAAATAATCTTTAATCCAATTCTACGGCATTCTTTAGCCGGATTCTTAACGTTTCATTATCCTCTCTAAGTGCTTTATTAAGTGATTGTGCAATGTCGTTAGCCATTTCCAGTAATTTTGTGTAAGATTCCAGTTTAGCATATTCCAGTTGTAATTCTTCTAAATCGAAGTTTCTTTCATTGTTACATTCTGCATCCATATTATTTCTCCTTTGCGATTCTTCTTAACTGTCGTTTAACTTTCTTTAGTTGAATTTGTCTATATCTTTTATCAAGGTCAGGATATTTGATTGTAAATTGGTCTATCATCACCTGAACGTCTGCAAGTTCTTCAATAAAATTCAGGGTATCATCTTTTGTAATGGCTTGAATAAGTTCCGCAAGTTCCTGAATAAATTGTAACTTTTGAGCAAAAACTCCGTAATGGTCAATTATTCTTTTGCAGCCCTCGTAATATTCTATTTGTTCTCTCGTTTCTTCCGGTGTCATTTTCTCTCCTTCAAATAGTGTAGACTGTAATGTAGTCATGATTTCGCTTATTTTTTGTAGTGCGAAAAATAAGGTGTTTCAGTATGTTTTTGTAACATTTCGTTACATGCCGATAAGATTTGTTATGTAAATTGCAAAGTTAAACAAGTCCTTTATCTTTTTTATATTGGTTGAAATATTCAGCACGGTTCTTAAGGTTCTGGATTTCCTCTTTAGTCAACTGCGTGAACTTCTCCCACGCCCGCTGATGATAGTCGCTGTCATACTTTGCGTAGTCTAGTCCGTCATTATTACTCTTTCTCGGCATCCAGCACCTCGCATTTCTGTAGGATTTTTATCAAATTATTTTGTAAAGGCATAATCTTATTTGTTTCGATAATAACTTCTAACATTTCTTTAATCTCCTCTAACGCTTGCTTGTATTTATTAAATATTTCAAATTGTTTTTTATAAAAATTTGCATTGTTAGTCGAATTTAAAGCTATATGTCCAACTCGTCTATTTTCTTCTTCCAACTCCTTAACCTTCTGATTCATTTCTGCAATTATTTCTTTCGCCTCATTCTCGGATTGCTGAAACGCTTCTGATTTCTGCTGCTCCGCTTGGAGTTGTGATTTAAGTTCTTTTCTTTCATTTTCCCACCATAACTCGTTTTCTTGGTTCCTTTTAAAAGAAGCGTCTAATTCTTCCACAAGGAATTTTATATTTTTATCATTGTTTTCGCATTCTTCCGTCTTGAGTAATAGTTCATCAATAAGTGCTTCAAATGTTTTAGTTGATATTGACATTTTTTGCCCTGTAAATAATAGTTCTTTTAATTGTTCAATAGTATAACCGTCAATTATTATCTTATCTGTCATCATTCCTCACTTTCATTTAATACCCATTTAAAATACCATATTGCGGCTTCAAACTCTCTTTTGTTCCAATCGGGCATTCTATCTTTTTTTGAAGAGTATCTATCTTGTAATAATTTCAACCGTTCTCTTATTTCTTCTTCTGTTCTCATTTATTCGACTCACTTTCTGCCTGTAAATATTCAATATTTGCCTTTAATGCTTCATTTCTTAGTTTATACGTTTGACCATTTAACCCTAAATAACCATTACGATATACAGGAATAAAACGACCTGCCATTTCTTCTACTGTCATGTTCTTTATTCGCTCGTAGTTTGTTGTCATTGCTGCTCCTTATATTCCATTAATTAATCCATTCTACAGTTGTTTTTCCTTGATATCCTTTTTCCCAAACATACCAAGCATAAGCTATTGCACTTGATGGGTATTTTTCGAAATCACCGTTTTTGGCACAAGGAATACGACCACTGCAAACATACACTGTTTTAGGTGGGTTTTGTTTAAAAAATTCTTTTCTTGCTTTTCCTTCTAAAAAAGTGAGTTTTAAGAACATGCAAACTTTTCTACCGTTTTCAATATGAGATAAAGCATGTTCTATAAACTTTTGAGCATATTTGTATGGGGGATTAGTTACAATATCGCCATCCCAAGTTCCTTTATAATCAAAAAAGTCCTCTACATCCCCAAATCCTCTGTCTATTAAATCAGAAAACCTTACTACTTTACAATATTTATTAAATACTTTAACTAAATGACCTTGTCCACAAGCACATTCCCAAATCTCGTTCAGATCGGGTTCTACTTCTAAAAGTAATTCGGCTGCTTTGGGGTCTGTTGCGTAATAATCATCTACTTGTCTTTCTTCTAATGCATGATTAGAAGCCCCTAAACATGTATAAACCGCTTTATTATTCCCTGTCCAGTCTTTCATCCTTCCAAAATCTCCTTATCTTTAGCTCCACATCTGTAATATTTTCCTGTTTCGGTTACTCCATAAGGACAAATAGAACAATCATTATATGCTGTGCAAGTATCCCACCAGTCCGGTTTGTCAAGTGCCTTAGTTAAATCAACTAATAATCTTTGTTCTGCATTCATTGTAATATCTCCTTAACTTTTTCCTTGTCCAATTCTCCTGCCTTCATCAACTCGGTTGTGAGTTGTGCAAGGGCTTGGGTGAAATCTTGGTTATTGGAAATATAGGCATTTACTTTTTTATGTATATTTACGGCAAAATACCATTTATTGTTTATTTCGTCTTTATCAAAAGCTATATTTCGATAATCTTCACCAATTTTATTAGTTGCTATCAACTTAATAATCTCCAATTGCTTGGCGGCGGTGAAGTCGGGGTATTTAAGTTCGGGAGTTTTCCAATCTTCATTATCTTCATCCCAAGAATATGAAGTTCTTGAAAACTCTGCCTCGTTTTTCCATTCTTCAAGTGTGTCACATCTAACAAATTCATATTGAGTGTCTAAATCACCCATATCAAGCCAACCGCAATATTGCTGCTTACAATTTGCCGTCCGCA